CTACAACTTATGTAACTTCATCAACATATACAATTACTGAAAATGATTATTATATTGGGGTTAATTATGCTGGAGCAGTCACAATTACTCTTCCTACTGGAGTAGTTGAAGGAATTACATACATAGTAAAAGATGAACTTGGAGAGGCATCTAAGGGAACGAATAGATATATCACAATCCTTCCATCAGGTTCAGATAAAATTGACGGACGGGACAGGGCAATTCTTGCATATGATTATGGTTCACTTACTTTTGTTTATAGAAACGGTTGGAGGGTAGTTTAATGTCTCATTTATATCAACCAAGTTTAGACCAACACGATGCATTTGGTCGTTTAAGAATATCAAGTCCATTAACACTATTTGATTCATCTCACAGATATAGAGACAACAATCTTTGGACGAATTTGATCGTAGGAACTGGTTCTACTGTTGGGTTTGTAACGACTCAAGGTTTGGTCAATATTGGAATTGGAACTACAAGTGGTTCATCAGTCATCAGAGAAACCACAAAAGTATTTTCATATCAACCAGGAAAATCATTACAAATAATCAATACATTTGTAATGAATGCACCAAAAACAAATCTTCGTCAGAGAGTAGGATACTTTGGTGCTGATAATGGAATTTATTTTGAAACTGATGGAACTACTTTAAATTTTGTAGAAAGAAGTATTGTAACTGGAATCTTATCGGAAACTCATGCGCCACAATCATCGTGGTTATATGATAAGATGGATGGAACAGGTCTTTCTGGATATACTCTTGACCCATCCAAAGGTCAAATTATGTGGACTGATATTGAATGGTTAGGATTGGGAACAGTTAGAGTTGGTTTTGTAATTGATGGAAAATTTATTCATTGCCATTCATTCCATCACTCAAATCTAGTCCAATCAACTTATATTACAACAGCATCATTACCTTTGAGATATGAAATTACAAATACCGGAGTGACTACAAGTTCAAGCACACTTAAACAAGTTTGTTCTACTGTAATTTCAGAAGGTGGATATGAACTTCGTGGATTGCAACAAGCAGTTGGAACTACAGTTACATCTCCAGTTAATTTACCATTACCTGCTGGAACTTATTATCCAGTCGTTTCAATTCGTCTTAAGTCATCTCCAAATCGTTTAGATTCTATTGTAATTTTAACAGCAATTTCAATGCTTGGTATTACAAATAATGGAATCTATAATTGGCAAGTGAGAGCAAGTGCCACCACATCTGGAGGAACTTGGACAAGTTCTGGTGCTGATAGTGCTGTTGAATATAAGATTGGTGGAGGAACAGTTGCTGGTGGAAGAGTTTTAGCGAGTGGATATTTCAACTCAACTCAACAAAGTTCTGTTCCTGTAGATATTCTCAAAGAAGCACTTTTTAAATTCCAATTAGAAAGAGACGGATTGACTGGAACTCCTTATGAACTTACATTAGTATGCTCTGCAAATGCGAATGCTGATATTCATGCATCAATGGACTGGGAAGAAATTAGTAGGTAATACTAGATATTGATAAATAACTAATATAGTCCAATTATTACAATGTCCGTATATAAGATTGTACAAAAAATTACACCATTGACGATGACTGGTGCAGCAGTAACCAGTAATCCAATTGCTTTGAGGTCTGGTTTTTTGAGAATTGTTCCAGAACAAGATGCTTATGTTGAGGTTGCTCCAACTCCAACGATTAGTACTACTACAAGTGCTAGTATTTTTGTTAAAGCAGGAACTGAACTTATTTTAAAAGAAACAGCAATTACTCAAACTATTGTTGGTGTAACTACTGGAACTACCACTGTTGTAACTTTACCACAAGGTACTTTCTCTGATTTTTCTGCTGGTGACATTGTTGAACTTACTGGTATTGTTCCAGCAGGTATTAACACAACAGCAGCAACTGTTGCATCAGTAGACGCAACAAATAGTGCGGGAACAGGTGGATTTAATAGAGTAATTACTCTTACTTGGAATACTTCAAGTCAAGGTGCTCCAATCACTACTTCCACTGGTGTTTTGAGAAGAACAACAAAAGTTGCTGCTTTTGGGGCAAGTGGAAAACTTCACATCACAGAAATTCAAATCGCAGGTGGTTAATCCAATGAAACTTATCACAGAAGAAATCGAAAAGGTTAAGGTTATTGTTGAAGAAACCAACGGTAAAAAGTCTCTTTTTATTGAAGGTATTTTTCTTCAAGCAAACAAACCAAACAGAAACAAGCGTCTCTATGAAATGAGAACTCTTGAAAGAGAAGTCAAAAGATATAATGAAAATTATATTCAAAAAGGTCGTGCTCTTGGAGAACTAGGACACCCTGATGGTCCTTCTTTGAATCTTGATAGAGTTTCTCATAAAATTGTTTGTTTAGAGAGAGTTGGAGATAATTTTAGAGGAAGAGCAAAAATTCTTTCCACTCCTATGGGAAAAATTGCAGAATCTCTTCTCGGTGAAGGTGTGATGTTGGGAGTTTCTTCTCGTGGTGTTGGTTCATTAATTCCAACTAACGAAGGATATTCTGTAGTTGGTGAAGACTTTATGCTTGCGACTGCTGCTGATATTGTTGCTGACCCTTCTGCTCCTGATGCTTTTGTGAATGGAATTATGGAAGGAAAAGAGTGGTGTTGGGAAGGTGGAATTCTCCGTGAAAGAGCCGCAGAGGCAGCAAAGAGAAAAATAAACACATTAGTAGACCAAAAACGTTTGGAAGAACAGAAAGTTGACCTGTTCCAAAACTTTTTATCAAATCTTTAAATTATAAATAAATAAAGATTAAACATATAGGTTAATCGGAGAGATCAAATGTCCCGTGGTAAAAATTTACAAGAAATGGAAACTGGCACTAAACAATCTAAAACTGCTGTAAATGCTGGTGCAAAAGCAGCAGACCCAATGAAGAAGTTAACCACAGGTATTCCTGATGGTCAAACTGGTAGTTGGGAAGATCTTGGAGGACCAACTCCAGAGAACTACAAACCAGATGATGATTCTGCAAAACTTTCAACTCCTGGTGCAACTCTTAAGCAAGTTAAGAATGTTGTAAATAAGGGTGCAAAAGCAGCAGATGCTATGAAAACCCTTGCTAAAGAATCGGTCGAAGAAGATGAGGATGAAGAACTCATTGATGATGAGTCTGAATATGATGAAGATGAAGTAGTTTCTGAAGCAAAGAAAAAGTCTTCCGATGAAGATGATGAAGAAGATGATGAAGAAGATGAAGATGAAGATAGTGAAGAAGATGATGCTGAGGACGAAAAAGAAAAGGCAATGAAAGAGGCATTTGCCCAAATCGAAGAAGAAATCGAAGAGGATGTAAATGCACTTCTTTCTGGTGAAGAACTCTCCGAAGATTTTAAGGTAAAGGCAAAAACAGTTTTTGAAGCTGCTTTGAATGCCAGAACCGAACAAATTGAAGAAGCAATTGCTTATCAATATGAGCAAAAACTTGCCGAAGAATTAGAAGAAATCAGAGAAGATTTAACTGACCGTCTTGATGCATACCTTGAGTATGTTTCAGAAGAATGGTTACAAGAAAATGCTCTAGAAGTAGAGCAAGGACTTAAGACTGAAATGACAGAATCATTCCTTGCCGGAATGAAGAGTCTTTTTGAAGATCATTATGTAACAATCCCTGAAGATAGATATGATGTACTTGAGAGTATGGTAGAAAAACTTGATGAAATGGAGAATAAACTCAACGAGCAAATCGAAAAGAATGTTGCTCTGAATAGAAGATTAGCTGAGTCGGTTACTGAAGTAATCTTTGCCGAAGTCTCTGAAGGTCTTGCACTTTCACAGAAGGATAAACTCGCTTCTCTTGCTGAAAATGTTGAGTTTGATAGTGAGTCAGACTATCGTGAGAAACTGGTAACATTAAGGGAATCTTATTTCCCCAGAAACACTGGTACTCAAAGAGACAACTCGGATTACATTGCAGAGGAAACTGATTATTCGCAACCAGTATCTGGTTCGATGGAGTTCTATCTCAATGCACTCCAAAGAGTTTCCAAAAAGTGATTTTTAAATTATAACAATCAAACTAAAACTTTTTAAAAGAGGTAAAACAAATGCAAATGTTCAACGCAGAACATCTGCAGGAGAAGTGGGCACCACTCCTTGACTATCAGGGACTTGATGGAATCAAAGATTCACATCGTAGAATGGTAACCGCAGTTCTCCTGGAGAATCAAGAAAAATTCCTTCGTGAGGAAAGAGAATTCCTCGGCGAAGCATCTTATGCAACTACTGGTGCCACTGCTGCTGGTACTGGTTTCGCAGGACAATCAACCGCAGGTGGACCAGTTGCAGGTTTCGACCCTGTTCTGATTTCACTCATCCGTCGTTCAATGCCTAACTTGGTCGCATATGACCTTGCAGGTGTTCAACCAATGAACGGTCCTACAGGACTCATCTTCGCAATGCGTTCACGTTATACCAATCAAACTGGTGCTGAAGCATTCTTCGATGAAGTTGATTCCACATTCTCTGGCAGAAAGGGCAATTCATCTCAGTATGCTGTTGACCCAACAGTACAAGCAAACGTAGGTTTCGGTACTACTGCTTCACAAACTGGTAGCAACCCTGGTCTTCTTAATGCTGCTGGTACTTCCCAGCAAAGTTATAACGTCGGTGGTGGTATGGCCACCTATGACGCAGAAAGACTTGGATCTGGTGGAGGTGCTGAAAGCTTTAACGAAATGGCATTCTCAATCGAGAAAGTCACCGTTACTGCAAAGTCAAGAGCACTCAAGGCTGAGTACTCACTCGAACTCGCACAAGACCTCAAGGCAATCCACGGTTTGAATGCTGAAGCGGAATTGGCAAATATTCTCTCAACAGAGATTCTTGCTGAAATCAACCGTGAAGTTATTCGTACCATCTATAAGACTGCTGAAGCTGGTGCTCAGTTCAACACTGCTACTGCTGGTACTTTTGACCTCGACGTTGACTCCAACGGTCGTTGGTCAGTTGAGAAGTTCAAGGGTCTTATCTTCCAAATCGAGCGTGATGCTAACGCAATCGCACAAAGAACTCGTCGTGGAAAGGGCAACATCATTATGTGCTCATCTGACGTTGCTTCTGCACTTTCGATGGCTGGTCTCCTTGACTACACCCCTGCACTCAATGCAAACCTTAACGTAGATGATACTGGCAATACTTTTGCTGGTGTTCTCAACGGTAAGTATAAAGTTTATATCGACCCATATTCGGGTGGTGCTGGCAACCCAGCAACTGGTGCAACTGGTGGTCAATACTACGTTGTTGGTTATAAGGGTTCTTCCCCTTATGATGCAGGTCTCTTCTATTGTCCTTATGTTCCTCTCCAAATGGTTCGTGCCGTTGGTGAGAACACCTTCCAACCAAAAATCGGATTCAAGACTCGTTATGGTCTTGTTGCTAACCCATTTGCCGAAGGTAAGCTTGATTCTGGTGCTGCTACTGCACTTGGTCAAATCTCGACCAACTCAAACCGTTACTACAGAAGAGTGCAAGTCCAAAATCTTATGTGAGTTTCTTTTCACATTTTTCGAGGGTCCGAAAGGACCCTTTTTTTTATGCCTATAAATAAAAATAAAAATGGCTTCACCCTCGTTATCAAATCAAATTGGAAATAAAAACTACTTATCTCCATTAGGTTTTAAGTTTGTATTATCAAAGTATCCAAAAATTGATTTCTTTTCTAATTCCGCAGAAATACCTGGAATTAATCTTGGTGTAGCAATTCAACCTACTTACTTAAAGGATATTCCAATTCCTGGTGATAAGATTTCTTATGATGATTTTAATTTAAAATTTTTTGTTGATGAAAATTTAGAAAATTATCTTCAAGTCCATAACTGGATACGAGGTCTTGGATATCCAGAAAGTGTTGCGGAATACCAAGAGTTTCTCAATCAAGACCCATACAATCCAGGAGTTCAGGATGCATCTTCCGGTCAATCTGATGGAAGTTTAATTATTTACAATAGTAATTACAATCCAGTAGCAACAGTTAGTTTTAAAGGTCTATTTCCAACATCACTTTCTACAATTAATTTTAATGCATCTAATGATGACGTTCAATATGTAACGGCAGAAGTCAATTTCAAGTATACTTTATATGATATAACAACTTATTGAAATTATGAACCTTGATGAAATTCAATCATTATGGGAGCAAGATTCAATTATAGACCAAGATAATCTACACGATGAGTCTATCAAAATACCTGCTCTTCACGCAAAATATTATAAACTTTATAACAACATACTTCTTCTCCGAAAACTAGAAGAAAACAAATACAAGATTTTAAAAAAAGAAAAATGGATGTATTACTCTGGTAAGGCAGAACCAGAAGTATATAAAGAAAAACCATTCGACCACAAGGTTTTAAAGCCAGATATAGATAAGTATATGGATGCCGACGAAGACTTAATTAAGTCAGTATCCAAAATAGATTACTACCAAACAATGATTAGTTATTTGGAAAGTATATTAAAGACAATCTTAAATAGAACTTACCAAATAAAAAATGCTATTGAATATATGAGATTTACAGCAGGATATGGATAATATTATTATACAAAAAAAGAACGAAATTTATTTAAAAGTTGAAGCAGAACCACACATTCACCAAGAATTGTCCGAGTATTTTACTTTTGAAGTTCCTGGTGCAAAGTTTATGCCACAATATAGAAGCAAATATTGGGATGGAAAAATAAGACTTTATAGTAATCATACTGGTGAAATCTATGTTGGTCTTTTGGATAAATTAGTTGCTTGGGCTAAAAAATGCGAATATACAGTAGAGTTCAAAGATAATAAATTTTATGGTTCTCCATTTGAGGAGAATGAAATG